TAGGAACCGAAAACTCTAGTTGTCAATGCTGTTGAAGCATCTTGGAATCCAACTAGACTAAACATATTGTTTTGAGTAGCACTCTCAACAATTAATCTTTCGCCAGGTCCAACGACGAGAGATGTAATCTTGTCAACATTATTAGCACCATTAGTTTTATCTTTTGTAAGATAATTTTGATCTTCAAGTGCAGTAGTTGCAGTTGTCACTGAACTAACAGTTGCAAGAGTTCTTGTCTGACTATTGCTCTTAGGAACATCTTGGAATGTACCAGATCCAGCAAAGTCAGCGGATCCAACACCTTTGATTACCTTAAGTGCAGTTCCAGCATAAGAACGAACAACACCATATGCACCAGCAGTTTGAGCAGTTACAGTATAAGTTGTTCCACCTTCACTAAATGTGTCGGTGCTATTTTGCCAAGTTCCAGTGATGTCAAACACATAGAACTCATCATACTCATAAATTTCAGAAACTGAGAAGGAACGATCAGATCCACCATAGTTTGCATTAGAGGCAGTGCCTGTGCCACCATCATAGAAATAGAAATCGTTAGGTAAGTTAGAGTTACCACCAAAGGCAAACTGAACGTACCCACTACCACCGTCACCATGAGCACCACTAGTTGTTCTACCAGTGGTAAATTCTGTACCATCGTCAGCATTACCAGCAGTATTATCAGGACCCCACTCACCATTAACGGTAGATGAAATACTGAAATCTCTACCACTCATAGTAGAGTCAGATACATCAAAACGATATGTTCTGTCACCAAAGAGTGTGAGAGGAGAGTTAAAGAATGTACCGTATACACCATTAGCAGTGGTAGTTGAGAATACAAATTCTTCTTCAGCAGTACCAACACCACCTGTAGAAACAGTTGCTGTTGCTGAACCATTTCCTACAGAATCACCATCAGCAAATTCAGTTCCAGAACCATTTAAGGTAGAAGGACCGATATACAAAACAGTTTCAGTCGCTTGATATACTGTTGCAGTAGTTGTGTTACCACCTGTACCCTTTGTGAGAGTATCACCTGTAGCAAATGCACCACTTACAGATTCAACAGTAATTGCACGAATAGAAATATCTTTAACGTAGATTGTTGTTACGGGAGGAATATAAAATGACTCGTACTTAAATGTCTTTTCACCATCAGTAGAGGTGAGAACTTGTCCTGGATTAAACTCATCGTTGATACTAATATTAGTATTAACTTTGATTCTATAACCAGTAATAATATCTCCTTCATGCAATTTGTATGTACTTGCATCAAGAACGAGATTTTGATCGAAATCTTTGAGTGCAACATCATATGCCGCACCAGTGCCATCATTGGCGATGGTTAATACTGCCGAAGCAGATTGATCCACAGGAGCACTATACAGGACTGTATTAGTAGTTCCCGCTGGTTTTGCTTGTCCTAAAAGTCCTTGGTCTGCCATTGTTAATTAGAATCCTGCGTAAAAGAATTGTTGTAAACGAGTTTGTCCCGTTAAGTTAGAAGCACCGATACCAGCACCGAAGTTAACATCATCAAGAGTTACGTTATCAGTAGAAAGAAGTGTTGCGTCTGCGTTAGGGAATTTAATAACTCTAGTCGCAGTAATATTTTCAATATTGAACTGAACAGATCCAGGTTGTCCCTCTTGTTTGATAACAGGAGTAAACAATGTTTTGTTCTTCAATTCCTGCGTAGCGTTCGCAGTTGTAATAACGTTGTTACCGCCACCAGTATTTAGTAAATTAGTGGGAGGGAACTCAAAGGTTTGATTTGAAAGTGTGTTTTGATTTGCAGTAGAAAAATTAATTTTCTTTGTATTGTCTAACGAATCCTGCAAGATCAAGTCTTCAATTGTCTTGTTTTGAAGAATTTGTGTAGCGTCTGTACCAACTAGAGTGATATTTGTGTTAGGAACAGTAATAGTCCTATTTGCTGTGAGTGTATCAGTGTTGAAAATAGCATAGTTAGTTGCATCTTCAGCGTCAGCAGCAAGTTTCAAGTCAACCATCGTTTTATTCAACGAGGTTTGCTCTGCTTTTGTATCTAATAGTGTAGATGATGTAGCGGTAGGTTCATTAGTTGTAGTAACTGTCCCTGCGTCTGGAAGGAAATAAGATCTTCTTGCACCAGATGTATCAACCCAATTAATTTGGAAGATTGCTTCTTCTGTACCATCAACAATAACAAAATTATCCTCATCAATAAGGAGTGTTTTATTAGTTAATGTTTGAGTAGTATTATCACCAACAATGGTAGTTCCGTTGCCAGCGGTAATAGCGGGAAGGGTGAAGATACGAGTATTAGTACCAGTACCAACGTTAGAAACTTCAAATCTCGCTTTAGGTCCTTGTGCATCTTCCAGAATGAAAGTTTGGTCAGAGATAAGGAAGTTACCCGTGACTTTTACAGCACCCGTACCTTTTGGTGCGAGAACAATATCAGCATTGTTTGCAACATCATCGATAGCAGTAATGAATAACGAAGTGCTACTATTACCATTATCAATTCTTGTCATGTAGACACCACCATCTCCAAAGGAGATACCAATCTGATCATATGCATTTTGATATAATCCAGAATCTCGGTCCAAGTCGAAACAAAGACCAGGTGCATCCTTGGTTCCTTGCGAAACTCCACGGAAGAGTTGATTGACTTTTGCTTTTCGGTTAGGGATCAATGGGTCAGAAACGACAACTGGGAGAATTGCTTCACCAGATAAATTAGCGTCTGAAATTGTCTCTAACTGAGAGATTTTACGAGTTCCCACAGATAATCACACTATTTGCTACAGGTCTATTTATAAGGATACCACCATTACTTTCCGACACCATAATCAGGTGCTTTCGCTTCTAGGTTACGAATGTCATCATGAAGTCTAGCAATTGCTTCCTGTGCTTCTTTTGAGAGTTCGTAACTCCACTCTTCACCCTTTTTATTCTTGAATGTCTTTTTGCTCATGGTCTTTCTCCTCTAAGGTTTTGTACTGCCATTCATCAGTATGTCCGACTGTCCACCATTTTGATTCAGTCTCCACAGCATAATTCTGTGTACATACCTTGAAGTCAGGTTTTTTAAGGTCTCCTGGTATTAAGGAGTTGTCATGCCAAATTATTCGATTGTTAGGTTGGGCAGCGAACTGTCCGTTGTCGAGGGCGATGACGTTGAATGATTTGTGCTCGGGATCCAACTCAGAAAAATTAGTGTCGATAATAGAATGATCTGGATGAGCACTGTCAATCGTAAATTCATACTCTCCTGCGTGCATTTTTTTGTCTTTACCAAAAAATTCGCATCTACCTAAGAGAGGTTTCCGAACTACAGTAATATTATAGTCGAAAGCATCCCACAGTTCAAGTACATCCAGAGGAAGTTGATTATCCTTATCATAATCCTCTTTCCATACGAACGCACTGAGTGGTAATTTATCAAACAATGCACCATATTCAGTAAGGAGTGTTTCAAAGTATAATGCTTTTGTTTGAACACTTTTTACAGATACCCAAATACCAGGTGTAAGTTCTCCATGACCTTTCTCAAGATCATAAAGATACTCTTTCTTGACGAATACTGGATTGGGTGGAATTGGGTGTACTAAAAATGCCATTAGTTACTCGATGCAAATAATATATTGGACACAATACCTTCAACAAATGTTACCATTGCACTTGGAGTTGGTGCATAATGTGCTGTCCAGTGTGCAGGATATAGTTCTATTTGTTTTGAAAGAAGATACGGTGCCACTCTACCATGATTTATACTCTTTACAACCCTAAAACATCCGCTATCTTCAAAGTCATAGGTTCCAGTATGATCTACTGTCCAGAGTTGACCTTTAGGATCAATCCAGTTATACGACATGAATCCATCAAGATCTTTCGTTCGTAATTCTCGGTTCCAGAATCCTGGTCCGAGATCGAAAGTTGAATAGATGGTGTCGTAAATACCCATGATGTTATCTCTTGCTACTTCTATTTACCTAAACATGGGACCTTCCATCCAAGCGACCAAAGAAATTCTTTTACCGCTTTTAATAGGTCTAACTCTATGCGGAACCCATGCAGGGAAGATAATACACTGACCTTTTTCAGGTCTTAGAGATTTGAAATAAGATCGTTCATAATGAATTTGGAATTCACCACCTTCATATTCTGAAGGATCACTCAACAGCAATGAGCATGAAAGTTTCCTTTCCATGCCCGTAGGTTTCACACTATTAGCACCATTATCAACATGCCAAGTATAAAAGTCTTTTTGATCTCCGTAGTAAATAGTGGATTGAATCCTCGATGAGAAATAATCTAGTTCATATCTAAAATACTCTCTGTTTGCTGCTATCATCATGTTCAAAATGATGCCAGGTATCCATTCATCCCAAGGAATACCACCTGCCATCGATGATCTGAGTTCGTTTCTTTCACATGGTCTACCATCAACACCTGCAACAGTGTGTTTGATTTGTTCCTCAACATACTTACGCATGGAAACAATCATCTCCTCAGGTAATTTACTGGGAGTCATCCAAAGAAGTTTCTGTGAGAAAGATGGTAGATTGGACATAATGAATTAACGATTTAAAGGGGGCGCTGTTTCTAAATACAGATCTTTAATACTCCCCCAGCAAGCCAAATAACGGACTTGAACCGTTGACCTACTGTTTACAAAACAGTTGCTCTATCCTGCTGAGCTAATTTGGCGGTTCTTTTCTTCCTTATTTAATTTGAAGTAGATTTTGTAGTAACGACCTTTCATTTCTTCAATAGTGTTCATGTCATCATCAAATGCCATCCACTTGAGTAGTTGGTAAGATCCTTCTAACTCACTAATTAATCTTAGTATATTAACTGGTTTCCTGTCAAGTCCACCATGTTCATATTCAGATAAAGGATTAGGCATCTTCAGGTTTACAAACATCTTTGAGTTGAATGTTGCAAGCAAATGATTTCCTGACAACATCACTTTGGTGAGGTGTAACCATGTGCATTAGATGACCAGGAAAAATAATAACATCTCCTGCTTCATAGGTTATACCACGGATATTTTGATATCCAACTAGTTTTTTAACCTCAGTTCTAAGAGACGTACTGTATCTATCAGTAAAACAAAACTTAGAAAATCCCTCGCCAGAGTTTGCGAAAAACACCATGGCGAGGTCTTGCATAGCATGGTCATGTACTTCTTGAAAGTATCCTCTCTTATAATAATTGATCCAAGGATCATACATAACGAATCCAAAGATTCTGTTCATCTGTTCAGCAACTACATGGAGAGACGGAGTTACTATATTCATCCAAGATTCCCACTTTAGTGGAACTCTGTCAATTACACATTCTTTACCCCAACGAAATTTATCGTTATCTATTGGTTCATGGCAATTTTCCACCGCGTCAATAAATTCTTCTGCGTTCGGTGCTTTGAAATGCCAGTAGAAACTAATAGGGTAAATTAAATGACAAGACATAATAGGATAGGAGTGAGGGGACTTGAACCCCTACGATTTTACAATCAACAGATTTTAAGTCTGGTGCGTCTACCTATTCCGCCACACTCCCGTCAAGTTTCCAAGTGGGAGGATGAAATGAACAGTATTCGTTGAAGGTAATTTTCATTTCCTTGTTAGTGAGATTAGCATGTTTTGCTGCTGTTGGCAAGTTCCATTTTGCTGACCAGAGCATCTCCATAGATTTACGGGTTTCAGGTCGCATCAGTAGGAATTCCCTCTACAAAACTTTTACGAAACTCTTCAACCTGACTCTGAATCTCTTCAGGAACAGGTGAAATCTCATTAACAGGAACCATCATAGCAGATTTTCCGTCAGGGCGAGTAATTTTCCAGCAAACTCTTTGAGTTTCTGTAAGGTCCATGATGAAATCAAAATGGTCTTCTGCTTGGCGTAAAGTAATTCCGATAGGTCCAATCATTGTAGTTCTGCAAACAAATAGGTAATCATTTCAGCGTCTAGAAGTTGACCGATTTCAGAGATAGTCTCTGCAAAACCAGTTGCACCTTCTGAATTCCACTGCCAAGTTACAGTCTTGTCGTATCCTTCTTCGTCCACAATGTTGATTGAGCGTTTGGAGAAGTTCACGAAGACGTGAGCAAGTTCTGTGTTGGGCATGGGGTCTGTGCTTTACCTATGTAGTATAGCAGACCGCCCTGAGGGTGTCAAGTCAATTGAGGAAAATTGATTTGCCGTCGATCAGGACAATACCCTTAGCAGACAAGACCATACCTAGACCACACTTGACGGTTGCAGCGAGAGCAGCATTCAGGACGATAGCTCCAGCACCAACGTTGACATTAAACATTCCAGTAGTAACGTTACAGTTGTATCCTGTAGCACCAAACGTTCCAGAATAAGGACCAGCGGGATTGACAATAGTATATCTAGGAATAGCATCAGCACCAGAAGTTGAAGGTGTCATAACTGTTTCAACAGATCCACCAACAAATCTACGAATACCAGACAATGCTTTAGGAATAGGTGATGGTGGCATATTGATCATCTCCACCAAGTGAGGTGTAACAATCTCAATAGAGTTATCACCACTGAAGATCTGTTCCGCAGCACTTCTACTCTGTTGTGATGCAGAGTTTTCGTACATACTACCAGTAACCTTTGTAGAAGTAGATGCGATGTTCGCTTCAGCACCCTGCAATTCAAACTTAGCACCAACGGTGTTTATATCAACGTCGGAACCAAATCTGATAGTATGCTTCTGTACTTTGTCGTTCTTCTTCTCACCATTGTTATCAACAACTTTGGGAGCACCTTCTGCACCAAGGAAGAAACCACCACCAACTTCAATGTGACAATCTCCAGTTACTTTTAGGAAGTAATCACCTTCAATGTTTCTAACACAATCACCATCAACAACAGAACAATTGTCTCCGTGTGTTTCTTCTGTGTAGTTACCAGCATAAGAAGTATGATCTGCAACCAGTGAACCGTTATCACCTTTCTCTGGTGATCCTTTATTTTGTGATTTAGCGTATGTTTTTACTTTCTCTTCAATCTGTTCATCTGTTAGATCAGGATTTGCCTCACGAATAGTTTTTCTAGCAACATATTCAGCATATAAACTTTGATTCAACTTAACAGATGTTCTAGTTGTTCCACTAGCATCCTTGTGAATACTTGCTTGTCTGCCAGGTGTACCAACAAACATGTCATAAGATCCATCAAGGAATGTTTTTGCAGCAGTCAAGAAAGGATCTGCATCATTAAAGACGCTATCTAAAAGACTACCTGCTCTACTATTTCCACCACACTCACCTCTAGATTGACCTCGTATCTTATTAATTTCTGCTAATTCTTCAGGAGTACAATGTGTAACACCAAACAAAGGATACCAACCAACAGTATCAACACCACCATCAGCAGATCGACCACATCCGCTACCGATGAACTTAATGAACATAGCAATCAGACCAGTGATTGAAGTGATTCCTTTCGTAAAGAGGTCTGTGCCTGCTTCAAAGATTTCACTACCTTTTTGCCATGCATCGATAATATCTTTTGCTTTACCAACACCATCAACGATTGTCTTTACAGTATCAACAACCTTCAGAACTGTATCGAGAAGACCTTGAACCTGACAAATAACTCTATCGATAGCAGTTTGTACACCCTGCATAACGAAAGTTGCTTTGTCAATCAAACCATCTAAGACACCTTCAAGAAGACCCAAGATACTTCCAACAGGATCAGCGATGAAACCCAACAGTTGATTGTCGATCATGCAGAGAGATTTAAGAATCGTCGTAACCGCCTGTTGAATTACCGTGAAGACCACGAAAGGAGCACCAGTTGCACCACCAAGAATATTGACAAGTTCTAACTGTTCTGCAAGGTTTGCCAAAGATTGTCGCATCGCAGATACAACCTGAGTAAATACCGCACTCAAGAAGTTCTGAATCTTTGCAGTCAATGCCTTTGCACTAACAAGTTTACCTGTAACAACATCAAGGAAGTCACCATCTTCTGCTTTAATCAGTGTTCCAGCATGGTCAGCAAGATCTTCTAAGAGATAAGATAACTTATACTCTAGAGTTTTCCATGGACCAGCGACTCCATTAGCAGCAGGAATTGGTTTATCTGGTTGTCTAGGTTTGTTTGGATTACCACCACTACCATTCAATAGATTACCTATGTTAGCAGGAGATCCAGCACCAGAAACCTCACCATCGTTGCCATCAGCATCTTTGCCTGGTAGAGAAACAGTATTGTCTGCTTTTGGTCTATAGAAACCCTCCTCTTTGGTAGTTGCCATAGTTGCATTCGGGTTCATAGGATGAACTGTTGCAACGTTTGGTGCAATACCAGGTTCCATTTTTTCACCAGTAAAGGCGAAAATTTTCTTCTCCTGAGTATCTGCAGATTTTTTGACTCGCATGACACCCATCACAATAGGCATCTGTGCTGCTTCTCCATCCATGAAGAAACCCATGACAATAGCGCCTGGTTGTAATTGACCAGAACTTTCACCTTGTCCATCATTACCTGGTTGAGAGGTATGCTGTAATACAGTTGCCCAAGGAAGATATTCAGTTGGTAAATCGTTCGTAGTGCTACCACGAACATTAGTGTAATATCCAAGAACACGAACCTTGACGCGACCCAATCTCATTGGATCTTCGTTGTCCTCAACTTCACCAACCCACCAGAAAAATCCGTCTTTACCGACGAAATTTACTGTAGGTTCATTAATAATACCGTCAATAGTTTGCATCTATCAATTTGTATTTTGACTATTTATCGGAATTTCCGAAACCAGAATTATATAGGTCGAAATCACGTCTGGTCAAAGGTGCCGACTTGAGACCTGCTTGATAACTTCTAGCAACATCTTCACCCATGATATTGAAAGATACAATCAGTCTATTTTTCTTACCTGTGTTTATGGGTGCTTCATGTAAAATGTTAGATGGGAATACAAGTAAATCTCCTTCCCTGACAACAGGTTGATATTTTAGATTTTCACCTGTAGCAGCTTCTAAAAAGGGGCAATGAAACTTAGTTGCTTCATGCTCTCCTGCATCATAATCAACATACAAGATGGCAGAGTATCCTGTAGCACCATGATTATGTGGTCCGTGATAATCGCCTGGTTTTGATAGTTCATACCAAATTGAGGTAATCATTACGGGGCAGGGATAAGTCTGTGAAAAATCTCTCATCTCATCATCAATACAATCCGAGATTACAGGCATATATTCAGGGATGCCACCATTATCATAGAAGTCAGTATACTTATCCAAAGGAAGCACTTTCATAATTGCTTCTTTCTTTGCTGCCCAATTCTGTAGACTATATTGTCTAAAAGGAATCTTGAAGAGATAGTCTCTTGCGTTACTCATAATATTTCTGGGGTTTGTTGTGTAGAGATACTTAAGGTAACTCTAGCAGAGTGAACATCAGGATCATGATATACACCAGCAGGTATATACAACGCATCTCCTGGTTCTACAATATGTATTGCACCATCATCAAACTTATATGAGACCTTTCCGATAGCACCAACGATCAAAACATTCACATCATCATTGTGACGACCAAATGTTGTTGAACCTTTAGCAAAGGATGTATATAAATGACAACTGGTTGTTGTCCAATCATTCTCAATCTCTTTTACTGCATCAAATATGGTCCTAGTTTGATTTTCATTATGGAGAACAATAGTTGGTATTTTGTGTCCGTGAACACTACATGTACCAAGTTCAAATTCATTCTCCATTTTGCGAATAACATCATTCCATGTTATTTGCTTCGCTAATTGATAGCGATTTTTATGGAAGGTAACCATTCTTTTCTAACCACTCACGAGTTAATGGTGTAGGTTCATAAACTTTCCACATTTCACCTGCTGCACATGCTTGAAGTGCTGCTTGTGTCATGCCTTCAGTCTTACCCGCCCAGAATGCTTCCTTTTCCCAAGGAATTGCTTTGGGCATGTTCTTATATGTATCACTCGCAATGTCCTGCCAAATTTGAGGAACTTTGTCTTCATCCATGATGATAGCAATCATACTATTATCAATAGTTCCTGCCATACAATCTTGTGCAGCGTGCCATCCTTCGTGCCTAGTAACACTCATGAGCACATGAGGACGATGCATGAATCTTTTATTCAGGAAGAAGTTATTACCAACAGTGTAATATACACCGCGATGTCCCACAGGAAAATACTTTTCTTCTGCTAAGTATACTTCAATACCAATCTGTTCAAATGCGAGCATGATTTGATCAAACTCTCTAGAAACAGTATCCCAATTAGAATCTGGAAAATGATGCCGTAGATCACCAGATGAGTATATTCTATGCACATCTTCTGTACATTCTCTCATCATCATGCATCCTTGTGCATGGGGTGTGTACCATTCATTTTTTCGGATTGGGTCTGAAAGGGCAGGTAGGACACCCACCCCCACAGCAACCGCGCTGGCAGCAATAAATTTCCACATAATGTTCCTCGATAATGTATTCATGGGCAAAGAGGGGATCGAACCCCCGACAACCTCGGTGTAAACGAGACACTCTACCGCTGAGTTATTTGCCCAATCTAATGTATTTGTAAGTGGTATGCGATCCCCACTTCATGTTGCCTTCTTCGTCGTATCCTTGATCTTTACTATGTAGTTTGTCTCCAAAAAGACGATACTCGGATACAACACGATATCCTTTAGCACCAGTACACTTATCTCCGATCAAACGACCGTTCCATGAAGTGCCATCGAACGTAAATATCATATCACAATTTTCAGATCTTGTCCAATTAAGATCATAATTCTCCACAATAAATTCCGTATCCGACACCTCTACAATTTTGTGGTATCTTTCTCGATACGGTTTAGTTGGTCCTTCTCTTCTGTAATAATTTTTTGAATGCAACCCACCATCAATTTTCTTCCATTCTATCTCACTAGAAGAAAATAAATGGGGTGCAGATTGTGCTTGATATCGGTTCGTCCAGTGTCCTAAGAAATATTCCTCAATCGTCATAAACAAGACATTCAGGTTCAGAAGGATTCTGATCACAATAAAGTTCCAAGTATGTTGGATCGTGATGATCTCCTGCTGCAATCTCTTTTTTATGGTGCTCTACATACTCTTCCAACTCATGCAGTTCACCTTCAATGTGACGACGCATTTGCGGATTAGTAGTAGGATCTCCGAGAATCTCTTTGTCCTTTTCGATATGCTTTTCGATGGATTCCATATGGTATACAAATGATACGTTATTATTTATATGAAGAGTCTTATCAACCCTCACAAGGTTATTTTAGTGCTAATTGGGTTGATTGTCAAGTGTTATGGTGGGAGAATAGAATCTTTTAATAGTACAAGTTCTGTTTTGTGCTGACTGCCGTTAACAATCTTGTGTGCCACCGACGCGATCAGATATCTACCACTATATCTTTTATCTATCTGTGTTCTACCAGGATTCTTAAATGTGCCAGGTATATTCAAATTTACACCTTTACCTGCATACAGATCTAAGTTACCAGGTATCTCTATCCTCAGTTTAAAATTCTTGATAGACTCAATTCGCATATATTGATATGCTTGAAGTTCTACTAATTCTTCGTAGTTTTTCTGAGGATTATTTTTATATTTTTGATCAAAGATTTGATTAGATAATGCACTATAACGAGTTCTCTTTGGATAATCAGTCATTGCTTGAATCTGCTTATCCATAAAAGCAATAGGATTCTTAGTCTTTTTAGAATTCAAATGCTCCATCGATTGCCAAATATCTTTGATACCATATCGATATGCATCAACAGACATGTCTGTACTTAAACCAAACTTAGAAGATGTAATAGTAACAGGGTCAAATCCTACACTATATCCTGACCATGCACCATGCCTTAAACCCATCAAGAAGTTTCTTTCTTCTGGGAATACTAATGCATCAATTTTATATTGATCGTCACCACCTTCATCCATACTTTTTTGAGAATATGTGTAAGTATATAATTGTGCTTCTCCCGTTTTCCAATTACTCTTTGTAGTTTTCTGATTGTTTACATCCTCAATCATTTTATCGACTGATTGAAAATTATATCCTAAGGCATTTTCCCAGAAACAAAAACCATTTTGCAGATTTCCACCTTTCTTTGCCTTTCTAATTGATCTTTGCGATAACCAGTAGATTGTATCGAAAGGACGCCAGTTAGTTGCAACAAATTGTTGTTTGTTAATAGTTTCTTCTAAGAATACATTTTTCTTAGTCTGTAAGAATCTTTTATCAGTTAATAACTGCTTGATAATTTCAGATGATTCCGTCTTACCACCAAACACTACATGACTATGACCAAATATATTACCAATTTCATTCTTTACAAATTCATCAGAGCAACAGTTCAACATAAACATGTCTTGACCGCTAGTATCTCTAACTCTAGATACAATTTCATATGAACGCACAAAATATGTACGATCAATAATAGGACTTACCAATTGAATCTTTAATTGTTCAGATCCTGTAAATGCACCAATAGCACCTGCAGCGTCTTGAACGACTAGTTTAATCTCAATTGTTGCTGATGTAATACTTTCAATAACTTCTACACCAATGATAAAATCAGCGATATTCGCTTCACCTTCAGGGTTAGTTACTAATTTTCCATCTCTATAGACATAGACTCTATAGACGATCTCACCAATTTTCTCTCTAGGTAATGTCATCGGAAGATTTTATTGAATATATTTTGTGTAGATCCAAGCATAGCGGCAGTTGTTCTGGCAACGGTGCCACCGCCACCAGCAGCAACAATGTTTTGTCCACTAGCTTGACTTTGTGCCATCATCTGCATTACCGCCTGTTGTGCCGCTTGAATCGCAGCACGATTACCAGCGTTGGATGTTTCAACAGCTGATATCACACCTTGAACCATGCCTTGTGTTCTATCATTTATATCAGCACGAGCAGAGTTTCTTTTCTTTGTTGCTTCTACCAAAGCACGTTCTTCCTGAATTGATCTAAAGTTACTAGCACCGCCACGATACATTGTACCC